CCGACCTATCGGTAGAGTATCCTGTCGGAACCACCATACTGAATGGAGGATCGGTTAATTTCCCTGGAACGCTCCCAGGTCAGTTCTATGATCTTGTGTTCACTCTTCGGAACACGGGTAACGCTACTTTGAACAATATAGCGGCTTCGGCTGTCGGAGAGTGGTCTGTTATCAGCTCGCCTGCTACGACTTTAGCACCTGGGGGCACAACCCCTATGACCGTGCGGTTTGCCCCAACAGGGACGAATCAACGTGGGCAGAGCAACCTAACTATCACCTCGTCGGTTCCAGGGATTAAAAACCCCTACATTGTTCGCATGTTCGGCAACGGAGTGGGCCTTCCTACCTGTTCGACAGGCGGCAACACTTCGGCAGGTGTAGGCGCTAGAAACCTGACGGGAACTTTCAAAGCTAACCACGATACGGCTGTAGCCTACTTCCAATACCGTTTAGCAAGCTCTACAACATGGCTTAATTCACCCACTCAGAACACGTCTGGTTTCTCAAACGTAAACATAACCATACCTATTACAGGCCTTACTGTTGGTCAATCCTACGTGTATCGAGCGGCTATTTACAACGCGGTAAACGCTAACAGCCCTACTTTTGGAGGCACATCATCCTTCACACCATGACGGAAGAACAAGAAGAAGCCGAAGATGTCAAATTTGCAAAACAGAATGAAACCATTCAGTTTGATGCGCTAATGACTCGTTCTGAAGAGGTTATACGTAACACTTTTGACCTTTTTCGATTTTTACCAGCCTCTTCTGACGTAACCGTTTTGCCGGGGCCTTCTCCTCTCATATCCACCAATGATTACTGAGCAAGACTGGAATCGGATGTCTCCTTCGCAGCAGAATGACGCCTGTCTGTCCGAACTTCCTATGCTTATTTTGGAAGCTCTTCGCAGCGTGCAATGGCTACCTCTAAATAACGAAACTTTAGTTGTTCAAGGGTTCAATACTTTAGTTGGCAGAAAGGAAGGAATACCTCAGTGAAATACGATCAATACCTGCAATGGCGAGGTCGAGTTCAAAATATGATCTCCGCCAAAATCGACGAGATGCGGCCTAGACCCAGCGATTATGTGCAGGTTTTGGGTAATGCCATAGGCATTGATCCCCCCGAAACACCTGAAGAGGAACAACAAAATGATCCGTGGCTTTGGGTCATGTTCTACAAGGTCAACAGCATAATCACCACTTTTGACAACGAAGGTAACAGCAGTATAGAGTCTTCTGGCTTTGGTCCTTGGTTGATAATGGCAGTAGTACCTGTCATGCAGAACGCTGAATACACGTCGGCTACTAACGCAGGACCAGATGATCGAGACTTTACTTTATCAGAGACCGGAGCCGGATCGGAAGCATACGAATTGGTGCTGACTAGCCGAGTTATGAGGCAGTCCTATCTGACTTTTAACACTTTTGTAGGCTATCAACCCAACTACATCCAAGGGATAGAAAACATGATTCGAGACCCATCGTTGGGTTCAGGCCCTAGAAACGTCGTCTTTGAAATAGTTAAAGCTGATTTTTCAGCAAGTGCAGGTTTTAGGCAAACGCTCGTTAATAGAGGTCTATCGACGTTGAGTTTAACACCTCCTGGAGAGGGCAGCTTTGTGGCCTATCTTTATCAGATACTCCTATCTTGACGATACTGGGTAGAGGAACTAAAATCTTGGTTAAGTTATGAGCGATTTCAATCCACGTCGTCAGGTTTTTACAACGCCTTCCATGCCTCAACGAAGGGATATGAAGGCTATGGGTTACGGAAGCCCTATCAAAGGTTATACAAGCTTTGACCCGGCTTACATGCAGCCTTCGCCACAACAAGAAGCCATGGGGTTGTTTAATCTAGGCGTAAAAATCGACAGTCAGGGAAACCCTGTGCCTACGCAGGACTTCGGAGCTATGACCGCTGCCTCTTCTCAAGGCATTAATTCTTTGTCGAGAGGCGTCAAAGGAGGTCAGTTTTCGTCTATGGGCCAACCGCTCAACACGATGTACGCCCAGGACCCTAACTTTTTCAACCGCCGCCCTAATGCCTCTACCTTTGGGGCAATGATTGCTCAACGGAACCAACAGACAAGCCAAATGGGTATCCCTAACCCACAAAGCTCCGCGTATCGCGGCCCATATCGCCCTGGGTTTGTAGGCACTACGGAGCAGCAGAAAATCGACAACCGTGCAGCCCTTCAGGGGCAGGTTGACGCCAAGCGGATGCTCGGTCAGGCGACAGGGGACATTCCAACCACAACGCTCATTCCAGACATGACAGGCAAAACAGGGGGATCGGTAGGTATCAGTGGACGATACGGCTCTGGTTCCGCCACGTTTTTGCCAAGCGGCTCGCCGCGTAAAGAAGGGCTTATTGAAGGCCGACCTGCCTCCGAGGTTCTTCAAGGCCTTGCCAACAAGCCCGGTCTTGCCCGACCTGGAGACAAGTTTCAACCTCAGAAACTAACAGCCGCCGATAGTTCGGCCATGAACAAGGCTATGTCCAAGTTCCCGTTAAAGAACCCGCTTAAACGCTAAAATGGACACACGCCTTACCGTCGCCGACTGCCGCAACGCCCTCTACACCGAGGTCGATGCGACGGACATTAACTCACCTTTGTTTCTGCCAGCACTGAACGAAGTCGTTGAGCGTTACACCAATTCGGGGAAATGGAAAGGAGCTACGCCACGGGTTACATTACCGATGGATGGGCGTAATTATATATCGCTACCACACTGGTATCAGTCGGTTTTGGTGATGCGCTATCAAAGAGTGCCGCGCCCTATCTTTACACAGTTCTACGAGTTCTCTGAGTCCGGCCCTGGGGAAATCCCAGACGCGAATAACTGGACAGGAGTGATGATCGACCTTGGTGATGGCTTTCCTACACAGGTGGACATTGTATCCGCAGGCACTCTGCGAATCACTATATCCAACGTGTCAGACGCGAACAAGACGATCCGCCTGTTTGGCCTCGACGCTAACGGAGCGGATGTGTATTCTTCAGACGGTTCTCTTGGGATCAACGTGACGACGGCTAACCCGAGCGTCACTACGTCCCAGGTTTTTTCTAAAGTGACTGGGGTTCAGGCTCCAAACATGGCAGCACCGTGGATTTTGTATGTAATGAACGACGGTGTGCCTGTTCCTTTGAGCACCTATTATCCTGGAGAGACACGCCCGCAGTATCGCCGTTACCAGACAGGTATCCTTAACGAGGCTATCCAGCTTATTTGCCACCGTCGGTTCAACTTGTTACGAAACGAAACGGATTGGGTTATCCCAGGTAATCAAACAGCCCTTCGTTACGGACTCAAAGCCTTGGCTTATGAAAAAGCAGGGCAGCTTGATATGGCTCAAGCGTCGTTTAGCGCCGGTCTTTCGTATCTCAATCAAGAGGCTAAAGCAGCTCGCGGAGGAGCACGTATCTCTCTGAATATCCTACCTTTAGGCTTGATGGGAGACAAAGGAACTTACATTGGAGCGTAATCATGCCAGTACCTACCCCACAAGACCTATTCGGCTTCGGCAGCGTGCCTCTGTCGAGTTATTTCAAAGTTCCTGCTGGGGCTTCCAAAGACACGCGGTTTTCTCCCGTAGCAAGAGCTTTGTTTGAACAGGAAGAGCAGCGAGCGCGTGAACAAGAGGCTGAAGATCGACGCTTAGAGGCAGAAGCCCTAGCTAATCAGCTTCTAGGTCAGGCTCCAGGGATGAGCACGGAGCAGGTGAATCAAGCCATTCTTAGCAATCCGTCTTTTTTCGGGCAAGGGGTTGAGGGGTTGTCTAAATACCAACAGTTCCGTACACAGGTAACGCCTTCACAGTCTGATGAAGTTCTTGGTCCGGCTTATCTGAACAAGATTAAAGACCCGCGCCACGCGGCTCGCTTCCAGGATCGTATGCTTCGTGAAGGTTTGTCGGCCAACGACGCATGGGACGCTTACCGGACAGATGAATACAACGACAAGTATGCTGTCCAACTCGCTGAAGCAGGCATTCCCGACACGGAGTTCCAGACGTTGCAAGTCAACGGTATGTTTGACCCTGTAGCGGTGTCGAGGAGAGTATCGTTAGCTAATCAAGAGAGAACAGCTAGAGGCAGTCAGTCCGAAACAGATCGACGACTCGCACGTATTGATAAGCTTCTCGATCTTCAGCGCAAAAGGGTCGAAGAAGGGGACACTGGGTATGAAAAAGACAAAAAAGGTAACTATAAATACCCTAACCTTGTCGCTCTTGAGCAGCAATACGAGAGCATGGTTGCCGAAAGCTTGCTGACTCCAGAAGAAAAAGCGTCGGCTAAAAAGCAAGCAGAGGAGGCTAAAAAGGCTCCTGTTGCTCCTGCGACTCCTGTTGCGGAGAAGGAAGTCACTGAGGAGCTTATTTTGCCAGAACAACAGGTTAATCGTCAGGCCACAAAAGCGCGTGAACAGGAGATCAAACAGAAGATTGGTACGGTGTGGTCACAGGCCAAAACGAACATTGAAAACAACCTGCTGAGAGCTTACAAGCCCGAAGACCTAGACACCTTGGCCGAAGCTATCGTGTCAGGGGCAAGGACGCCTCAAGAAGCTCTTTCGCAGCTTTCGGATGAAGATGCCGCTAAGGTCAGAAGTTCTCCTTATCGGGATTACCTGATCACGCGTCTCGGACTCGACCCATACGCCAAGGCGTTCTCGGAACCTGAAAACGAGCGTTGGGGGACGCAAGATGTCACCAATCAAGAACTTCTGGAAGTCTGGGCGAAAGAAAGGGCAAAAGGCGTTGAAAAGGGCAAGAAAACAGGCACCGTTCCGAAAATAGTCATAGGAAAACCTGTTCGAGTCACCCCCTAACATCCTTTCAAAAACATGCCCTGGGAAGTTCCAATTACAGTAGGTGATCAAACATACCCTGTTCAATTCAACACGGAGGCCGAGCCTACTCAGGCGGATATTGACGAGGCAGTATCTCAAATCCTTCGTAACGCATCGACAGCCCCTGGTGCAGAGGAAGTCGAAGACACAGGTCAAGGGCGATTCACAAGTGCTTTAGCTAACGTAGGACGCGGGGCCTTATCAGTGATCCCTGGAGCTATCGGCGGTGTTGGCTATTTAGCTGAACCTGTTATCGGCCCAGGACTAAAAAACCTAGGCGAAGGCATTGAATCGGACATTGAGTCCTTGCTTCCCGTCAACCCAGCCTATCAAGACGATTTTTCTCAGAAAGCAGCCGGAGCCATCGGTCAAGCGGGTGGTATGTTGCTCACAGGAGGCATCGCGGGCACTCTTGGTAAAGGCGCTGCTGTAGCTCGCGGGCTTGGAGCTGCGGAGGCAGCAGCCGCAGGAACGCAAGTCGCTGGAAGGACTCTTCTAGGGTCGGGTTTCTTGAGCGGGTCTCGCGAAGGGGGACAAACTGCCGAACAGTACGGCATGGAGGGCACCTCTGCCTACACCCGTGCCCTGCTCGGTGGCGCGGTTGAAGGTGCGACGGAGAAGCTGTTCGGCCTCGGAACAGAGCTTGCTCCTGTGAAGAAGTTCCTTGGCGATACCCTTGAAAAAGGTGTTGGGGGGCTTGCCAAGATGGGAGCAACCGAGGCTGGTGAAGAAGCTGTTGCACAAGGGCTCGGCAATGTTTTTACCAAAGGTCTCGCGCCTGAAGGTGTCGAAACTCCAGGAATTGGGTCAGGCGTCGGTGAAGCTGCTGCCCTCGGCGGAGTGGCAGGTCTTACCTTTGGCGCAGCTACGGGGCTTCTTCCATCTAAAGAGACGATCAAACCCGACACTGAAGGCGAAACTATCACCGTCGAGTCTGGCGAGATGCCTCTGCCTGAAGTGCTTAGAAACCTAAACGAAAAAGTCGGTGCGGCAGTATCCGCAAACGCTGACGTGCTTCCTGCTACCAAAGCTGTGTTAGAAGGCTTGCAAGGCGGTCTGACTGACGTTGGAGAAGTTGAAGGCGACGTTCGTCAAGGCTTGCCTATTCGTCGTAGTATCGCCTCGCCAGGACAAGAAGGAGTAACCGATATAGGCACAACCGAAGGCGATGTCCTTTCTTTTGTTCCCAAAAAATCACCCGCTGCCCCGCCAGCGGAGCCGACGGTCGCTACCGTAGGACCACAGCCAACGCCGGGAGGCGTGGGCTCTCCCCTTGTTGTCACTGATGAACCCCAAGCCGCCGCCCCCGCCATCCAGCCAGTATCAGCAGCGGAAACGCCTGTTGCGACTGAACCTAAAACCCCTCTTCCAAAAACAGAAAAAGTAGTTGCGCCGAAGGCGGAGCCGGAGCAGGGTGCGGGGATGACCCAACCCCTTCCGAAAAGGATCAATATCGCAGGAGCCGAGTTCGACGTTGTAGAGGCTAACGAGGACGGCACGTTGAAAATTCGTAACGACAACGGCGACGTATTTGATACCTCCCCAGGGGAGCAATGGACAGAAGTTGTATCCGAACCTTTTGAGTCCGAGCTTTCTGCAAAGGAAGTTGTGAAGATGTCCCGTGAGGATTTCATAAAGTGGGAGATTGACAGATCGGTGTTCCGTAAAAAGTTGGCGATAAGTAAAGCCGAGGAGGCCATCCGATCCTCTTGGAAACCTAAAAAACCCCTTCCCGTAGGTGTGAGCAAGGTCGCTGCTTTCATCGCCAAGGGCAGGTACACGAAAGAGGAACGGGAACTTCTCAGAAATTATGAGGCTGCTCAACGTATGCGTGGAGCGGGAGACGTTCAGTACATTGCTGACGTTAAAGGCAGGGTATGGGACACCCTCAAAGCCAAAGAAAAATCTGCGCCAGAAGCGCCCGCTGCGCCAGCGCCAGCGCCGAAGGCGGAGCCGGAGCAGGGTGCGGGGATGACCCAACGTGATACCAGCAAGCCGGAGCAGATGACGCCGGAGGAGCTTTTTGAGTTTGAAAAAGCTCAGGCTGTTTTAGTAGCTGAAGAGAATCTTAGAAAAGCCAAAAAAGGGGAAGAAGCGCCTTATGCCTATGGCTTCAAGTCTAAAGCCGCACTCGTCAGAGCTAGGGAAGACGAGCTAAAAGCCGCACAAGAATACTCTCGAAAACCAGATATTTGGGGAGTTGTAATTGATGCTAAGAACAAACAGGTCCCCGTAGCGGCTGAGCTTGTCGAAGGCCTTAGTAACGACCCAAGAGAAGGGAACGGCGTAGATTCTCCACGCAAGCAGTTGATCGACAATCTCTTGGACAATGGATACGTCCGTCAGGGCGACCTTTACGTCTTTGCGCCAGAAGCGCCCCCAACCCAAACCAAACCCGAAGATGAAGCCAAAAGCCAAGCTCAAGTCAAAGAAACAAGTCGGACTCCTTCTGTCGAAGGCCAGCCCTCTCAAACCCGCCCAGAAGTCCAAGCTCAAGAAGGAGCTGCACAGCGGAGCCGTGAAGGTGAAGAAGGGGTATTGACCCTTGAAACAGCCGCTCCTGGGGTTGAACCGGGGGCGGCTGCTCTTGACGCCAAGTACTTGGCCGCCGTGAAGGCGGGGGACACGGCGAAGGCTCAAGCCATGGTGAATGAGGCGGCGAAGAAGGCGGTGAAACCTTTCAAAACCGAAACCAAAAAAGATCCATTAACATCTTCTTTTAGCACTTATGTTACAGTGGGCAGCAAAACTGTAGCTGTTTTCCGTGACCCAGAAAACGGCTATTGGTATTACCCGGACAAAGGCGGTTTAGGAGACCCTATTGCCAGCAATAAAACGGCAGCAATACAAGCGGCTGTTGAACGCATTGAAGAAGAGCAAGGCGGCGCACTGCCGTCCACTGAGGTGCAATTTAGGGATTGGCGTCGAGACGTAACCATTGTGCTTCCCGGCTACTATTTACGTTTTGGTGATCTGCCTAAAGGTGGTAAATCTGCTATTGGAAACCAGCCTGGGTTGACGGAAAAGGGGGTAAGCGTTTTGAAGGCATGGAAATCATCTGACGGCGTTTATGTCATATCAAGCGCAACCGCAGAAACCGGAGCGTCAGACATGGTTGCTGGCATGGAAGATCGTCCTATCTACATCGCATACGGGGAGGACACTGGCGAAGTGGGCTCAGACGGAGAGCCATTGCTGAAAAATGTGGTGCTGACCGAACAGGTGATGAACAACCGTGTTGTTGTCGATGATCCGTCATACATCAATCAGCCAATCACCAACAATACAGCCGAACCAAAAGATTGGGAAACAATAGAGCCATCACCTGACCCGCTTGCCGCCGCCGACCCTGTAACCTACGACGACGCAGGCAACGTGATCCCGCTCTCCCAGCGGTTCAACCCCGAGACGCCGGATATTCGCGGAGGAGGTGTTACGAAACTCCAGGAAGCTACCCCTGGGGTTGAACCGGGGGCGGCTGCTGAAAAAGAAGCCTACCGCAGGCGCATAGGTAAACTGTTAGGAGACGATGTTAGAAAGGAAGGAACGCCTTCAAGGGTTGAGATGCTTGATGAAGCTCAAAAACTTTGGGCTACTGAAAAAGAATACAGGTTCAAAAAACTTGTCGATTTACGCGACAATATAGCCTTGCTCATTCAGACCAAGTTTGATAGCAACCCATATGTTTCTACCAAGCTAGCTGAAAAGCTTATTGAAGGAAAACCGAATATCGTTAGTAAAATAGCATCCCTTGAGCCTATCAGACAATCTGAGATAGAGTCTATAGGTTCTAGGCCTTCAGCCCTTGTAGGTCTAGGCTACGAGCGAGGCGAAAGGGGTGTTTATAGACACCCTAAATACGTAACCCCGTCTGTTGAAGCTTCAAAAACAAAAAAAGCTTTGGCCGAACGCTTGGCTGGTAAAGAACCCTCCACCACCGAGTTCGGCTCCGCCAACACCATCTTCACCAAGGAGAAAGCTGAGGAGGCTCGCAAAACCCTTCGGCGCAAGCTTGGCCAAGCGAACATACCTGCGTTTGATCCCGAGCTATTTTCGGCAGCTACTCAATATGCTGGATTCCTGATTGAAGGAGGCGTTCGTAAGTTCGGAGACTTCTCCACACGGATGGTGTCCGAGTTCGGTGAAGCAGTCCGACCTTTTCTCAAAGGAGTCTATAACGGCGTGAGGGACATCACGGCTTTGGAAGGAATGGATGACGCGGCCACGGTGGACAAAGGGCTGGTGGAAACGCCTGCTGCTCCTGCTCCGGCCAAAGTACAGCCGAAAGAGCCTACTGAGCCTATTGAAACTCCCGAACAAATAGGTATTGCCAATGCGGTCGTTGATCTTGCGCGAGAGAATCTTGGTCTGCCTCCGATTGAGCGCCCTGTTCAAGATATTTATGGAGACGATCAGGTGTGGTCTGACGCCGAAGCAGCAATGTCTGCGGAACCAGACCGCGCTCGTTACCTCGTCAAATCGCTGATTGATACTCCGAGGCAGGCATCTACTCTTGAGACAGCGATCCTGCTTCGTGAGACGGTGGCACGCACAGCACGGCTTCAACAAGCCAGCATTGAATTGGTCAACGCCACTCCCGAGAACAAGGAAATGGCGCGTCAGAAATACGACGACGCCGTGATGTCTCTCACGGAAGTCCAAGAGGCTTCTGCCCTTGCAGGTGCGGAGCAAGGCCGTGCTTTTCGAGCACGTCGTTTCTTGGCTGACCTAAACTACAGCCTCGCAGTTATGACCACCACCCTTCAAGGTGCTCACCAGCGCAAGCTGACGGACGCCGAGGTGGCCGAAGTCATGGCTGAGAGCGAGAAGATCAACAAGGCGCTCAAAGAGGTCAACGATCTGAAAGACAGTGCTGGGGCTGTTGCCGAGGAAGAGTCTATCTTTGCTGAAGCTGTCAAAGAGGCACAAGCTGAAGCTCGCCTCAACGCCAAGGAAACAATCCGCACAGCCAAGTCTGAGATCAAGGCTGGCAAGAGCGTGAGAGATGTCATCAACGAAAAGCGTGATGCCGCCCGCGCACGTCTCCGCAAACGCGGAGGAAGTTTGAATGTCGGACTCAACCCTGCCGACCTTGTGGATTATGCGATCATCGCTGCGTCCTACATCGCCGAGGGAGCAGTCACGCTCAAAGATGTCACGGTGAAGATGGTCAAGGAATTTGGTGCTGCCATTGAGCAGCACATGCCGAAGATTTTCTCCGAAGCCCAGGTTCTTAAAAGTGAACTGGACAACGTAACCGTTGAGGAGCCATCCGAAGCTCCTGAGAAGCCGAAAGGCAAGAAGCCCGCCATTGAGCAGCTCAGGGAGGATGGGGAAATATCCGGTCGTCTTGTCTATGAGATGGTAAAGGAAAAGGTCAAATCCGGTCTCACCACTCTGGACGAAGTGTTCAAAGCGATTACGGCTGACGTGCAAACCGTTGTGCCTGAGATCACCGAGCGGGAGCTACGCGACTTGTTTTCAGGTTACGGTAAGGTGAAGTTCCCCTCGCAAGAGGAGCTACCTAAAAAGGTTCGAGAACTTCGCCGCCTTGCGCAACTCGCTTCAGCTATTGAAGATGCTAAAAACAAAATAGCTCCTCTTCGTTCTGGCCCTCAACGCGATGAGGCTACCCTTGCTGTGCGCGAAGCTCAGAAAGAGCTTAAACGCATTATGAAGGAGCAAGGTATTGAGCGTGCGCCCGGACCTCGCGCATTGAAGTCTGCTTTAGACGCCGCCAAAACTCGCCTGCGCAATCAGATTGAGGAGCTTGAGAAACAGGTCAAAGAGCGCAAGCGTGCTCCTGCCGACAAGCGTGATATTGTTTACGATCAGGAAACCAAAGACCTGATTGCCAAGCGTGACGCGCTTCAAGCGACCCTTGAGGAGATTGATCCGCCGCAACCTCCAACGGCGCAGGAGCTTATCAAAAAAGCACTCAAAGACCTCGACAAGACAATCGCCGAGCTTGAGAAAAAGGTGAAGGAGCGTGACATCTCCAAACCTGCTACGACGGAAACTCCGATTACTGCGCAGATTCAAGTCAAGCGGGATCAACGTGACGCTCTTCGTAAGCAGTTGAAGGACATCCGCATTGAGATTGAAGGGGAGCCGTACCTTACTCAGGAGCAGGTCAACGAGCGTGCTGAACGTAATCTAAGTCGCCAGATCGACGAGCTTCAACGTCAGATTGACGAGAAAGACTTTGAGCAGGCGAAGGGGCAGAAGCCAGAAAATACATCCGCCATCATCCGTTTGAAAGCCCGACGCGACACTCTGCGTGAGCAGCGTGACATCCTCAAGGAGCAGACTCTCGGCAAAAAGGTGAAGAGCGAGGCAAAAAGAATCGACATCGCTGTCAAAGCTTTGGAGAAGTCCATAGACAGCCTAAATGAGCGTATTCGCAAGGGAGATGTCATGCCTCTCAAAAAGCCCGATTTAGTCGGGCACAACGAGCGTGTCAAAAGTCTTCGGGAGCAGCGGGAAGGGTTTCGTAAAACAGTTCGTGAAATGCGCAAGGCTCAAGAAAACGCCGCTAAAGACCCCGAAGCTGAACAGTTAAAAAGGGATAGGCAGTACTTGGAGAGTCAGATTAAAAACTACCAGAAAAAGCTAGCATCCGGTGACTTCCGTCCTAGGCCGAAAAAAGCTAAAGAATACAGCGATAAATTGGCCGACAAAACTTTGCAGCTTCAAAAGCTGAAAGAGGAATGGGCCGAAAAGGTGTTCATCGCTCAACTCAACTCCCGAGGCAAAGCAGCCAAAGCCTACGACTTCGGTAAGCAAGTTCTTCACACATCACGGGCGGTCTTAACCAGCTTTGACGTAAGCGCCGTGTTTCGTCAAGGTGGCTTCATTGCTCTAGGCAACCCTGTTCGTGCTTTCCGCAACCTTAAACCCATGTTTGAATCCTTGGCATCGGCAAAAGCAGCTCAAAGGGCGAAAGACGAGATTGAAAATAGGACAAACTTCAAGTTGTATAGGCAGTCAAAACTGTATCTAGCCGATTTTAATCAACTCAATTTGAACCAACAGGAAGAGACTTTTATGTCTCGTTGGTTGAATAAGATTCCAAAAGTTCTTGGTGGTGGGATCATCCGTGGCTCGCAGAGAGCCTACGTGACCTTCCTTAACCGCATGAGGGCAGACACTTTTGACGCTATGCTGGCGTCTCTTCAAAAAGGACCAGAGCCTACTACTGAGGAGGTCAACGCGATTGCTAACTACATCAATATCGCTACAGGTCGAGGGGATTTAGGTAAGTTTCAACAAGCCGGAGAGGCACTGAATACCGTGTTCTTTGCTCCAAGGCTTGTGGCTAGTCGTTTTCAGATTCTCGGGGGATACCCTTACTTCAAATCTTCGGGTCGAACCAAAAATCTAGTCCTTCGGGAATACGCCAAGTTCCTTACTGGCGCAGCTCTTGTGTATGCTATTGGTATGGCCCTTCAAGACGATGAGGATGAACCCGTCGAGCTTGACCCGCGCTCTAGCGATTTCCTCAAGTTGCGCTACGGAGACACCCGCGTTGACCCGCTTGGGGGCTTGATTCAGGCGTCCGTTTTGCTGTCACGTTTAGCAACAGGAGAGAAAAAACAGTTATCTGGTAAAGTGGTGCCGATCCGTGACGAATACAGGTTGCTGAACTTGTTCCGAGAAAGGCCTCGTCGTAACAAAGTAGGATATGGAGCAGATAACACTTTTGACGTTGGGGCTAATTTCCTTCGTTCTAAGTTCTCCCCTTCGTTTGGCGCGGCTGTTGACTTATTGACAGGAGAAACGGTGGTCGGTGAGAAAACCACGCCTACTGAAGTCGGATACAAGATGGTTATGCCTATCACCTTCGGGGAAGCTGCTGAAACTTTAGAGGCTCAAGGTATGTCTAAAGGTGCAGCATTGACCATCATCTCACTGTTTGGTATGGGAGTTCAAACTTACGATTAATGAGAAAAATACGCGACAAGGCTCACCCCATTGGGGGCATGTGGACCTACGTTCAGCCTGAAACGGGAGTGAAGCTGCAAGACTGGAATTGGAACGCTTTTGTAAAGCGTGTGCGGGACCATCGCGAAGCGTGCGGTATCGCTCTACCCCCCGCTTGGGTCGATGAGTTAGAAGAAGCGGTCATTGCAGCCAACCCTAAAATACCGCACTTTCAGAATAAGACCAACTCGCGTAACTTCACAGGGAACGACGTAAAGAGGTTCATGGCCACCATGAAAGAGCTACGTTATGGTCGGGAACTAGTACCTGAAGAAGAACATCGTCGTCGTGTCGATATATGCGCAACGTGCCCAAAACTGGGTCAAATTAGCTGCGGTGGGTGTGGATGGCTAGCCGCTCAGATCACGGAAGTTATGGCTGGCAGAAAAGTGCCGAGAGCGGATGTCGTTTACCGAAAATCCTGCTTAGCTTGTGGGTGTGACGTATCGTCCAAAGCCGCTATACCTTTAGACGTGCTCAAGCGCGTTGACGATAAACTGGGTATTACTCCAGATTACGTTCCAGGTTGTTGGATGATTGAGGACTGACTTTCTCGGCGGACCCCTACACTCAAAGATAGCTCGTCGTTGGATACCTCAATGCCGTATATGAGCTTACCTACCCCAGGAATGGGTTCTAAGTCGTTGAGTAAGTTCTGGACAGCTTTGACAGTCTTTTCCTCGACTTCGCGATCACGACGAAGGCGAGCTTGAGTTTGAGGAGAGGTTTGAAGGTCTTTAAGGAACTGGTGCATTTAAGTCTGATAGGTAACGGATAGTGCCCTGGCTATTCTCTGCATAGCCTATTTTTCTCAACTCTTGGCGGACAACATCCAAGGGTCCGATTTTCACCGTCGCAGCAATCGTCCGAATGCCGAGGGGGAATTTATGTGCTCTGAAAAAACGGATAGCTTCGCGCAGCCTATCTCCAGGAGCGACTAAATTTTTCAAGTTTAGAGGAGCGATCCGAGGCTTTTTAGGTTTAGGCCCCCTCTTCTTTGGCTTGGGCTTCGGGCCTTTTCGCCTTTTCCGGCCTTTAGGCTTGGCCTTTTTACGGCGCTTCGGCATCTTCCGTTTCTTCTTATCCTTGCTACCTGGGGGTCTTCCAATCCGTTTTCTAGGTGGTTGCTCTTCTGAGCTTTTTTCTAAAATCGGTGCAGGCGCATGGACATGAGCAACGGCAGGTTTAGGGGCAGGAAGTTCAGCAGGTAACTCCCAAGGGTCTATGACTGTAGGCGGTGTCAGCTCTACGACAGGAGCAGGAGGAGGTGTCAGCTCTACGACAGGAGCAGGAGGAGGTGTCAGCTCTACGACAGGAGCAGGAGGAGGTGTCAGCTCTACGACAGGAGCAGGAGGAGGTGTCAGCTCTACGACAGGAGCAGGAGGTGGTGCTACGATCCGAGGCTTCGGTGTAAGGGCGTCAAGGACTAGACGGTGAAGGGATTCGTCTTTGCAACCATGCACCAAAACTGTTTCTGGAGGTATAACGCCTCCGTTGGCTGTTGGGTAGTCTGCGTGCGCGTCACAATGTAAAACCCCTCCTTGGTATCGGTAGTTACAAGTTCCCCAGCGATCAAAGGTAAGCGTTGTTGCGTGAACGCCTTTTTTGAAGAACTGCCAACGGCAATACACGTCCCACGGGTAAGCTGCATGGGCTTTTTCATTCTCTATGGACAAGTTGCGGAGCAGCGGGATCAACGCTGGATTCTTGTACATGTGGGGAGGATAGATCGTTCCCCCACCCATGAGCATGTTGTCGTTCGGCTTGGTGAAGTGCGAACCATCAGGCCTTTTGTGCAGCGTCGGGCGAACGAACCCAAAGTAAGGCTGCCCAGATGCCTCGTAGGCGTTCTCCAACGTGTCAGACCAACCTTTAACAAGGGGGCAGCAGTCAGCTTCAAGCCATAGAAAAGCGTCGTTCGACCCCGATACTTCCAAGTGCTCAACGACCCAATGGAACATACGGTTTGGTCCTCTGAACCAACCGTGGAAGAAGTTTTCTTCCGTGTTCAGTAGTTCTACCGAGGCACAAGCCTTTTTAAGGGTGTTGGCTACTTCAGATGCCTCTTCAGACAAAGCGGGTGCGTGGACAAGCAGCACTTTCTGCTGAACGATGCTAAGTTTGGATATAACCTTCGCCAACAGCTTGATCTGCGGAGTATCTTTGGGTGATCCGAACGGTATGACGATGATCATTTTGCGGCTTGAATAGCTTTAAGCACTCGGTCGTAAATAGCCCCCACGTTGTCTTTGAAATAATCGGGAAGCCGTTCGCAGTTAAACTGATACACAGCTTGACGTGCTTCAGGTACCTTACATCCAACTTCTCGGGCTACTATTTGCGCCAAGGCGTTAATGTCGTTTTGCGTTTTGTATCCAGGGTATTGCCACTGACCAGGAGGGCAACACATCCAGTCATCTTTGCGAAACTTAATATCTTTCGTAAATTCGACTCTCTTACGTTTACCAACGGCTGGCAAATAATCTAATCTCCCGTCGTAGCAGATTTGACCTCCGTTGGGGAAAATGCAGTCAGGCACTCGCAAATTACATTCAAGGATGCGTGGGTGCTTGAGGCCTTCAGCTATGGCATAAGGGCTTGATTGGTTGCCAACGAATAGCTCGGAACCAGCGATCAACTCGGCCAACTCCAATAAGTCTTTCACAGGTCTGTGTTCAACGCGTCCGAATTTCTTGCTGAAGTCCTCATGCTCTTCAGGCAGGCCCACGAAAAGCACGCTCTGGCCGTAGTGATTCAGCACCGTCTTCCAAGGGAACAGGTCGTTATGGTATCGCGGGCTACGAGCAATCACAACGCGCCCCTTGGTCTCTTTGGCCTTATTGACGAACAGCCAGGGTGTATCTCCTTTGACGATAGGTAGCCCGTATTTCTTTTTCCCGTGAGCACACTGACTGGCCAACAGACTTTGCGTCGGCTTATAGTCTGGCCTAAACGTAGATAAGTCTAAAGGAGCGGATTCTTCTGTCAGCGTAACCTCTTGTATGTAAGGCTGCGCGGATAACAGGGGCTCAAAGACATGATAGCGAGAACTTATCTTCTTCGTCCACGGGCGGTCGTATAGAGACAGGCGTGTTTTCTCAAAAGATTGTAACAGAGGGAGTAAGTAAATGACATCCCCGAAGTCTCCTGAAGAACCGAAGTGTTTTTCTACATTCATCACGCTTTGAAATAAATGAAAGTTACCTGAGCCTGTGCTTTACCGAGGGTTTGGTCAAAACGCTTATCCCACACCCTCGTCAGATCGTAATTGTCGATCTCGATGCGTGCGTCTTCCAAAGTTAGACCGCACTCAAGACCTATACGTCGCATATCTCGGAAGCTATAAAAGTTGTGGTCGGGGCGAACAGGCGGGTCAATCAAATCAAAGCTAGCTTTGTGGTCGCCGTTGTATCGAGAAGGCCATTGATACTTTTCATAGAAAAGCCAAGAGGGGACGTAGATCAAAAGGTAGCCGCCTGTCTTGAGAACTCTCGCCCAGTTTTTTAGGGACGTGCGTACGCAGTGCATGTGCTCTAGGCAGTGGCTAGACACCACGGCGTCAAATGAATCGTCTTTTAAGGTGCCTAGGTATTGGGCATCTCCATCTTTCAAATCCCACCCCGTAACGGTGGCTGGCGGAGGCAGCTTGATAGGGTCGGGTCCGCAGCCGATGTCGAGGACTTCTCCTCTAAGAAAGCGATAGTCGCCGTTACGCAGGCGGGCATTATGTGATTTGGATTGTTCGTTCATTGAGTTTCCGTATTTAGAATATGTTCGGTGCGCTGTCAAAGCCTTCTCCCCAAGAACTTTGTTGTCCAGCATAAAAGTCCTCGGCGACGGTAAAGTGTTTTCGGAAATCAGGTTTCTTGGGTTTCTCAATTTCAGAAAACCAGTCAAAAGGATCGGCTTTTTTTGGTGCTGGCGCTAAAGCTCTAGCTGCCGCCGTGAACTTAAACCTTCTGCGGGCGATCTCTATCAAGCCCACCCAGGAGTCTGCTCGGTCAGGACTACGCCCACCGGTGCGTTTTTTCATATCCGACTTGGGTTCTACATACACCTTGTTCCCAATCTCTTTGTAAGTCCTTTCGCACATCTCCCGCATGGTTGCAGGGTCTAGGCCTCGAATCTGTCCCCCTGCTACAAACTCTTTTCCGACATACCAAAGCTCAGAAACTCGGTTTCCGAACCTGTCTTTCCCTTTACGCTTGTCTGTCGCACTAACCACCATATCCGAAGCTGCTCCGGCAAAGCTGACTAGCTGGAAACCGTGACCCATCTTCATGGCTAAGATCGTGGCAAAAGGGTCTCCTCCCCCTGTGGCATCGACGCCTCGGTCGTGGATGGCTACTCCTCGCCTTTCGCACTCCGCGATAAACAGTTCGGCAAGCTGCTCATTGCGATCTTTGGTCTTATGCTGGGCTTCTACACGCAGCATCAGGTCAATAGTTTCGTCCTTCTCAAGGACTTGAATCGTTCGCCCGTTGATTTGGGCTTCACCGATAAACCCAAAGCTAGCCGCAGCAGCGTCACCACCTTTTGAGAAAGAAGGGTCGAGGAAAGCTATAGGGGTCGGCCTACGTAACCACGGCGTTTCCTTTTTCCCACATAGCCTGCTCACTAGCTCCGGCTCGGAGTAGATGGTGTCAATCGCTCCCGAGGGACACGGGAAGGACTTAACCATTCGGTAGAACCCAGGTGAACGCTCGCCGAACTTGGCGCGTATTTCGTCCAAACCTGTTTGGGTAAGCAATCCTTTGTAGAGTTCGCGTCCAGCGATGACGTTTGGCGACTTCTCTCCATCAAACCTGATGCAGTAGCCGCCGATGCGCGTGCGCCACTCCATATCGTCCTCTGTGATGCTGTCCCAGCCATTCTCAGGCTCGGTGAACAACCCAAAAGGATCAAATACCGAGGTCAAGTTGCCGGTCGCTAGCATCTGGAAACCGTCGTTAGACAAGAGGTTCGTAGCCGCGTCGTAAAGCTTGTGAGTTAGCAGAGGAAGCTCGTCAGCCACCAAGATCAGTTTTCCTGCCTTGAAACCGATCTTAGTTGAAGCGTCACCGTCATTACCTTTACCCCCAGCAATAAGGGCGAGGCCTGTGAGATCATCCGCTTTGCCTGTAATGATTCCGGTGATCTTACCTGAAGACGAGACTAGCTTTCCTGGCAATCCTCCCATAGGAGCGAAAAAAGCTTCAGCTTCTCCCCAATACTTCTCCACTACCCCCCAGATACGCATCCTCGACTCTTGGAGGGAGGTTGAAGTGATGAGTATTTTAGTGTTTTCAGGGTCGATCAAGAAGTTGGCTATAGCCCAGACAGCTCCAAACTGCGACTTGCCGCTCGACGCGTGTCCCGATACTCCCAAGAAACGGTGATGCCTAACGTGGTCAAGGATACGCTCGGCGTAGGGGTTCCAAGTGAAACGGTATTTCGTGTTCGGATTATCCCAGATGATTGAGACGAACACTTTGAAATGCTCCTCCCAAGACATGAGTTTATTACCTGGGACTGCGATGTAAGTCTCGTAATTACGAAGAATGTCTTTCTCAATTAGAACATCAGGCTTGGCGGCAACGGGGTTTCCTTTCACGTCCAAAACAGGACGGAACGTAAGGCCGTATTTGACCTTCTTGAATTTGTCGAAAAGCTGCTGTTGCCGTGGGTTCATATTCAATCGGGTACTCCTGGACCGCGAATATACTTGATAGGCCTATCGTCGATCAAATTTTTGCACGATTTAGCATCCATCAAGATGTTGCATCCAGCCGCAATGTGCGCGAGATGTGACCGCCCGCTTTCAGGATCAATGTCTTCGCCTTGTTGCCAAGCCATCAAATGGCGCATGATAGCCGAGACATAAGTGCTCGCATTGACTTTGTTTTGTCGCCAGTTGTAGCGACCATATTTTTCAGCTCCAAGGCCGTGAACCCAAGCCGTTTCAATAAGGGCTGTGGCAGGCAAAAGTTCCATAGGAGCTTTGGTTTTTCCAGTTTCGCCTTTAGGGTCAGAGACTTGATCAACTTGAGGAGTGAAAACTACATGAGGGTCCCATGGGTTGGAGACTCGATCAACTTGAGGAGTGAAAACTACATGAGGGTCCCATGGGTCGGAGACTCGATCAACTTGAGGAGTGAAAACTACATGAGGGTCCCGTGACTCGTATAGTGCTATGGTTTGGCTGCTGGCTGAGAAGTTATTGTTTTCCATAGATTCAAAACGGTTCATTTTCTTCTCTTTTCTGAAAAGCGGCAAACTCTATTTTCGACTTCTTGATGTGGCATCTTCGGCAAAGTATCTGAAGATTACATTCTTTGTGCTGCCTGCGGTAGAACGTCGTCCTTTTGACGTACCCGAGCGCATGATGGTGATGACCTTGCGGTATGATGCAGTCGAACTCAAGTTCTTTGGTTGATCCGCACTCACGGCAGCACCCACCAAGTTCAAACGTCAGCCTGAACCTTGCATTCCTTGCCCAAGTGTAAGGGTTCTGCGGCATGGCTAAATCCAGCTTTCCTCCTCCACAAATTCAATCTTACTGCCGTTGTCACGGCAGGACTCCAGGAGTTGCAACGCGGCAAGGAGCCTGTCTTCCGTTGCGCGTTTCTCTTCTACCACGGTCGCTACGGCGTAGTCCACGGTGTCAGGGCACATGATCCTCCACACCTTAACGACGGCATCCTGCCCTCGACGCTCTAGGCGTCCTATGGTCTGCTCGTAGTCGTCGCGGGAATAGGTCAGAGACATCCACACTAGGTTGTTTCCTCCTGCCTGAAGATTGAGGCCGTGTGACATCGACTTGGGGTGGGCTACCAGCATGGGTATCTTACCGGCGTTCCACTCTTCCAGCATTTCTTTCTGAGATGTCAGGTTTTTGGCGTCTTGAAAAAATTTAGCTTTAGGGAATCTCTCGCGGATACGGGCTATTTCATGTTTGAACGCTACAGCCACTAAAAGGGGACTGTCCGCTTCTTTGGCTATCCGCTCTAAAGCCTTTAGTTTTAAGTCATGCAGTTCGTTGTGCTTCCCATCCTCATCATAGACGCTGCCGGAAGTGAATTGTAAGAGCTTGGATACAAGAGCTGCTGCACTTGCAGCCGTGATCTCTTTATCCTTTCGAATCTCCAGAACTAAATCGCGCTCAAAGTCTCGATACTTTTTAGCTAAATCGGCTGATAGCGGAGTTTCAACGTCTTCAACGACGGTTTCAGGCAGGTTTAGCCAGTCTTTAGATCGAAGGGTCAAAGTAATGTCAGCGATGCGCTGCTCAATCTTTTCTTGTGACCCTGGCAACTCCTTCCACTGGTATCCTTGATAACCTGTCGGGCGAAAATACGTCTGTTTGAACAGGTCGAACGCACGCCCTAATCGCTGACCTCCGTCCACGAAACGCACCTGGGCGAACAGGTCCATTAGACTGTTTGGTGCTGGTGTCCCCGTCAACGCCCATATCCTCTTTACGTCTTCGTGTTTTACCTCTCGCCTAAAAGCGTTGATACGCTTTGACGACGGGTTTTTCATCTTGGTTGACTCATCGACGATGATTGTGTCAAAGGGAAGACCGAGCCTTACGTCTTTTCTACCTTTAACCAGCTTCAGAAGGACAGGTATCGACTCAAAGTTCACGACGTAGATGTGAGCCTTCCCTTGTAGAAAGGCGCGTTTCCCCCCTTCCGTGCGAAGGTTCGCTACGCGCATCCAGTTGAAGTCATCCCAGCGTTGCACCTCCATCGGCCATGTTAAGTTGGCCACACGCATCGGAGCCATAACGAGGGCTCCTTTTGACTTACCAGACTTCAACAAGTGTGACAAAGCGTTAAGAGTGGCGCTCGTCTTGCCGATGCCGACGCCTACAAAGCCAAGGGCGTGCAGGTGGGCTAACAAGTGGTCGGTAAGTAAGTCTTGGGGTTCTGACGAAGGGAACTTCATATAAAATTGTCATACTGTTGAAGCCGATACGTCAGCAGACTGTTAATAAAGTCTTGAGCTGAGGTTAAGTCGTCACACCAATTAACTACACACCCTTGTTTAGCTAGAATACTAAGCTCCCTTTCTTGTAAAGGCGTAGGTCTGTTTCCAGGTCGTTTCAACTCCAGAAAGCCAACGACTCCTTCGGGGGTCACAATGATCCTGTCAGGGACCGCTCTGTGAGCAGGCGAGGTAAATTTGTAGCACAGACACCCTTTGCTTTTGGCATAGGCGACGACCTTCTTCTCAAGGTCTTTCTCCAACATTTTCATAGTAGCTCCTTCTGTCCAGCAATTTGATGTTCAGTCTCAATGAGGTCGATTCCTAACACCCATTGGTTATATGGCTGGCGGAATCCTGTCACGTAGGTAACTTCAGCTTTCATGGAGTTCCCTGTGTATCTACCTTTGGAACCCAAACACGCCAAACAGGGGTCTCCTATGTTGTTTTCTCCTCGACCTTTGCAGGTTGAACAAGGAACGAACTCTTGAAGAATAAGGATGTCGCCTTTTTCAAAGTGTCCTTTGCGGATTTCAAAAGGACGTTCGCCGATTTTGACAGCTTTGAAGGGTTCTGGGTAGGTTTTTAGTTTGTGTACCATGGTTTTATTTTTTGTAGAACTTAACAATATCGCCCTCCGCCTTGAGGGGCATTCCTTCCGCCCACTCGGGCAGCTTGGTGAGAAGAGAAACGAACTCTTCAAGGGTCTGTCCCTTATCTGGGTAGTAATAGGCTAAAGCTTCGTCGTGAATCAACGCGCAAATTTCATAGCCAGCACGTTCCGCATTGATAGCTCCGTAGGCCATGAAGTCGGCGCAGACACCTTGGCAAAGGTTCTCAACAAGGACTCCTCCATGTGTTACGACACGACCCCAGTTGACGGTCTTGGGAAGTTGTCCGTAAAACGTAAGGGCGTCCTTCAGCTTGGCGTCAGGGGCTATTCTTCGAACCACGGCCATCTGCTCAGGTGTCGGATTGAGCATCTTCTTCCATGTCACCTCAATGTCTTCCTTGCCGTCAGGCAGCTTGACTTTTTTCTCCACCTTCCAGGTCAGCATCTTTTCAAGCATGGGCTCTGGATAAGCAATACGACGCCCGCTCGGCATTACCATGAACAGGTAGTTCATGCCTGCCGTCTTAGCTGTGAAGAAGTGGCATCGGACGCCAAAAGGAATCTTCTTCATAGGGTTGCGGACAGCTTGGATGGCTGCTTGTTCCGTCTCGTTCCAAAGTCTGACTATCTGAGGCGAGGCTTCACGCCATGCCGAGACAATGCCAGGAAGCTCTTCCTTGGTGAGTCCCTGCTTGAGAGCACCCATTTTTTCCATAGCCCCAGGACCGCCTCGATAGCCGAGGGCCAATTCGGCGACCTTACCCTTCTGCCTCAAAGGGTGAGCTTTGCCGTTCTGCTTTTTGTAAAGGTCAAACTCTTCAAGAGGCACGTTGAACATTTGACCAGCCGAGGCCTCGTAAATCCGTCCATGCGTGTTGAACACATCTAAGCGCCATTTCTCCTGTGCCTGCCAAGCTAGAGCGCGAGCTTCAATCGCTGCGTAGTCAGCGTCAAGCATGGGTCCTCCCTCAACGTCGTGAATGAAATGGCGGATGCAGGACGACGCGACCTCTAGGCTGGGACCATACATGGCCTCAAGCCAGCTTGGCTCAATCCCTGCTTGGATTGCTGCGTAAGCGTCTTCGGTCTCGTCAATCGTCGGGCGCTTAAAATTCTGCGGCTGCACCAAGGACGCGCTCCATCGTCCTGTTCCGGCCCCGTGGAACGTGAGCGTTCCTCTCACTCGGTTGTCGTGAGGTCCTGCGCAAGCCAGCATGGCGGGAATCTTCTTGAGCGAAGCAAAACTGATCCGCTTCTTGAGCAGCAGCGCCTTACCGACTTCGCTGGATGGATCAAAGTCCTCATCCTCAAGCACTTCTTCAAGAGTCCCTGATTGTAGGTTTTCGCGCTCGTAGCCTCTTTCTTTTAACCAATCCAAAAACTTGGCGTTTTGATTTGGCGATAGCCCTGTAAGGTCTTGAAACTGTTCAGCAATCTTAACATGTTCTTGCTCAACTATCTTTTGAGCTTTCCTTAACGCGGCAAGATTCACGGGAAAGCCTCGGGCGTTGATCTCAAGGTCGAGAAGAAACACCTGGAGAGGAAACCCTTTCAATTCAAAGTCCTTGAGCTTCTGATGAATCTCCTGTTCTACCCTCACGTCTTGACAACAGTATTCGCAAAACTGCTGAAAAGCTTCCGCGTCCTCATGGGGTTCTACCCATCGACCTGTTTTAGCGTTAGGTATGGAGAACTTACGGATCAGACCGGCTCCTTTGTCGTCTTTCTGATTACTTAACTTCAAGGCTTCAGCTAGGCGTTTTAGTGACGCAGGTAAGGCTGCGCGACGACCCATGGCTGCGGTGCATCGCCACTGACAGTGTTGTGGCGCTTTGAACCCAGTAGTCTTTTCAAAGAGTGCGTCCGTTATAGGCACTTCAAACCCTGTGGCGTTATGGGCGTAGATGATCGTATCCGGCTTGCCTATCTCACGAAGCAGAGCTTCAGCTCTCTTATCTTTTTTCCAAGGTGTCCACACCGAGGGAGGACCGTTCTCTTCCGCAATGCCTATACACAATATCTCAGTGGTAGGGTCGAAGGCGTATCGCCACCCACCTACTTTGGTAATATCTGCGCGTGACCGTGTTTCGTAATCTAAGTGCAATATCATGGGTATCTTCCGGCGTATTTTCGCACCCGCGCCGGATCGGTCGTTGGCCTGTTTGAAGGTCGAGGCTTACCCGTGGGAAATTGATGAGCACGGCAGGATTTGAACCTGCAATCCTTGGGTCTGATTTCGGACATATCACTGGCTTAGTCCTTCTGCCCTCGTTCGCTGTATCGGCTACCAGTGTCATATACCGATTTCCATGCGGCGTCTTTACATTCCGCCACGTGCTCAAATTGGTGCCCGTCGTTACAGTGACGGAGCCGAGGCTGGAATACTTTAGTTCAGCAGCCCCAACGCTTACGTGCGGCTTTGCCGCGTTCGCCTTTCCAACTGCGTGAACGGTTACAAAAACTGTCGTGACGAGGATCGTCTTTATCTTTAGTAGGGGCTTTGAGGTTGCTGCCCGTGGCTGCGTTGTATTTGGCGCGGCCTTTGGCGGTAAGTCCTGCTCCTTTGGACACAGGCAACTTTTCACCACGACCGACAGATAGGTTAGGGGACTTTTTGGAAGGCATAGCGTTTGAAGGTTAAGGTTGCCGTCTCTCCGGCTGTCACGTCTCGTTACTGTGGCGACGTTGACCAGATTGTCACGTCAGATTTCAGCAGAGGATTCATCCTCAAACACGTCATCTGCACTGATACCGCCTCCACCGAACGGCTCTCCATCGCGGAGAAACTGAACGGCATCAAGACCTGCAAAGAGTCCGTTGCCCCCTTTGTCTTTGTCTTTGACGGCGTAGAGTGTCACAACAGCGTTCACGTAGCAGCCATTGTAGGGCTTCCCGTCTTCGGCGCTGAGAGGCGTGCGGTCTGCATCTACAATCGGAAATTTCTTTCCATTTGTCGCTGATACGACTTTCATGCCTTCATAGCCGTCATAAGGCTCTCCTGTTTTCTCACTGATCTTGTCATCACCATCAGCGATGCAGCAACGCTTTGGGTCGCGATAATCCATAGGCTTGCCGAATTTTTCGACTTCGACCGCTTTACGTGCTTCAGCAAGGGCTTTTAGGGCGTTCTTGCCGTCCACGGTAGAAGGATCAATGAGGAAACTCGCCCTATACTTTTCTGGGCCGTTGGCAATGCTAGCCGTTGGCTTGAAAAGAGAGCTGAAGCTCAAACGGACATTGCGAAGTTTGACTTGGCCGGGTTTTAACTGACTCATAACTATTTGGATATTTGGATGTTTGGGTGTTCTACTGTTTTGGTTGAAGGCAATTAAGCCTTCAAAAGTTATATTCTGTTTGTGGAAAGGTCAACCTTTAGCTTTTTTATAAGGTTCTCCGATCCGACATTCAGCGGTGTAAAGGTGTTCCAACGACTCAAACCGTGGTAAAGATTCACACGGTTTTTGAAAAGCTTCGTCCACACTAAGCACACGGTTGTTCGGCACTGCGGCGAACCAACCTCCTTCAACTTGTAGGACGTGCAGTTGCTTGTGCTGTTCAAAATCGTCGGCTAAGGCGTTGCCCATAAAGTCGATGCTAAATAGGTAACGTGCGGGTAGCCTCTCTGGGTATCCTTCTAGCTTTCTGACGTTCAGCAGTTGAGCATTACCTCGTTTCCAAAGAGCAAACTCATGGATTGTAAAGGTCGAAGAGAAGGTGTCCCATGGCTGTATCAGTTCGGTGTCTGGCAGCTTGCAGGGTTTCCAGCAAAGGGCTTGAATGGGCAAGCAAAACATAGCCCCAGCAATCTCTGGTTCATCAAACCTTACCTGAAACTGTAGGCTTGCTGCTTCTTGGCATCTTATCCCCAGAAGGTGGGCTTTCAGGTATTGACCTTTCCCGTGTGTGTGGTTTTGTGTGAACTCGGCACGAACAAGGCAACGAACGAGGATGGGTGTATCGGCTAGAATGAAAGGCATAGTATTGAGCTTCTGAGTTCACAGGTGGTAAAGTTAAATCCATTCTCCTTCTTCTAATATAATTTTTTCATTTATCCTATCAGCCTCTTCAGTGCCTATCTCGCACGATTCGCCACAACCAGAGTTCAAATCCATGTCGTAGTCTTTTATTTGAAACCCATCTACAAACTCTTCAAAAGGTAACTGACTTTCTTGAAGTAGCTCTTTTGTGCTTTTGTGTTTTCGGAAAAATAGCCTGTGCCCATTAGGACTTCCTGTAGCAGGGCTTACTTTCAAAAGACTGTACGCTCTTTCCATGCGTGCAGGGAATTTGAAATACTCGGGGTTGTGTTTGGCTACTGTCAGAAGTTTACGCCACGATTTTTTCCAACACCAAACGCAGTTACCATAATGCTCTCCAGGTATTTCAAGGTCAAAACCCCATGAGCGTACTTCTTGAACAACTTTTTCTTTGGTATAGCCAAGGCGAACTAAAGGGTATGCGTATTTATTTTTGTCTGCGTTTACACTGCACCGATCTATCTCATCTGCGCGAATACCTATCGCTGTTTCGTAAGAATTTTTGTCCCACGCTTTTTGTTTTCTCAAAAAATGGTGTATAGGGTCTTCTTTTAGCCTGCCGGTGCATTGCGGTGTAGCCATGTTGGGTATCCCGTATTTAGCTATGTATTCTCGAAAAGGGCGACCATCCCTAGAAGCAGAAACAAAATCTACCACTCTATGCTTTACGCCCTTTCCATGTGTCATATCCACTTCAGCCTCTACCCATACGACGTTAAGAGAAAACTCACGGTCACAACGATCAACAAACTCCAAAGTTGCCTCATGTTCTTGTCCTGTGTTAGCGAATACAACGCATATTTCTTTACTATCCCGATAAAGTTCGACGAGAATTTTTGACATGACGGCAGAGGTTCTTCCGCCTGAAAAGCTTATAGCAATACGGTCGCTTTTAATTAAATCGTTCATTAAATCCAATCCTCCAGGGTTTCATCATCAAACACATCAACAGGGTTTGTAATTTTATACTCGGGGCGAGGGTCGTCAATGCCTACCAAAATAGGTTTACCCTCCGGCTTAACGGTCATTTTAAGAAGAGCTGCCCACTGCTCTTTGCTGAAGTCGAACTCAAACTCTTCAGCTTGTTTAGGGGTAATAAGTTTCTCGGCGATAAAGTCCTCTCGTTTCAAGACTTTAGCCATAGCTTCTTTGACAGACTGTTCATCCCTCCATTTGCGATGTCCTCCTTTGGATTGAACGATCTTCGTCCCTGGCAATGCTTTGCCGAAAGCCGCCATCTGCATGGCGTATTCTTCGACCTTATTCAGCCACTTACTGATCTCACCCGATCTGGCGATGATCTTAGCTAGGTGCTCTTCAGCTACAATCTCTGGTTTTTCTAGCACAGGCTCTTCGCCTTTAATTAAAGGTTCAAGGGGCGTGTCATCCAAAAGCCAAGAGGCCCTAGCGGTGCAAAAAGTGCTAGCAGGGCAGAACTGACATGTTTTCTCTCCAGGGCTAAATTTACGTTTGGCCGACGGCGTTAGAATGTCTTTAGCTGGTCCTAACACCCGGTCGTCGGTAAACTGCACTAATTCACCCCAAGTAAGGGACCAAGTGCTCCTACGTTCTCCTTGTCTGACGCGGGGCTGATCAATGTGCAGGTGAACCTGTGCATCGTCTTTTGGTATCTTGCCTAGTTGCTTGACGGCGCTGCGGGCGTAGATGGACATCTGTAGATTTTCAAAAGCTGACACCGACACGCCTTGCCCGTATTTGTAATCAACGATGTGGATCGTTTCGGCAATGCTGCACCAATCGACATACCCTGAACGCCCTGGCATGTAGAATAGGTCAACTTTCAACTCTGATTTCCAAGGTGTGCTAGCCGTGGCGCGAAGGCTGTGACAGTAGTCCACGAAAGCCGCCCCATGCTTCTGCATCGAAGCATCGGCATAGGGCGGCAGTTTTTCCCCTTTGAACAGACACTCAACAACCTTGTGCGCTTTAGTTCCTTCGACGCTGAACTCAGTGTCCTGCGGAGGAATGCGGTGGGCGTTTTGTAGGACGTAGTGTGGCTGCGCCGTGCATTCAGTCCACGTATGGGCTGCACTGGCGTTAAGATTCAAACGGGGGGTTTTCATGGAATCAAGGGGTATTAGATTTCGCTTTCACGACGAGCGAGTTCTTCGGCCAGTTCGTCGATCTTCTCGTTGAACTGATACAGCATCGCTTGATCCGTCATTTTGGAGACTGGCTGTGTCCAGCCAAGGGTGTTGTTGCGGAAATCGACAAGCTTCGCCCGGATTTCAGAGCGGATAGGTGTGTCTCCGCCGAGAATCTGGCTGGCCTTGCTAGCTAGCTCTGCTCCCGTGAGTTCTGGAAACGCAGGAGCAGCAGGCTCAACTTCGACCACGGGCTCAGGGGTTTCGACAACGGGTTCTGGCGTGACCACGGCTTCCTCGGATGCAGCCTTCCGACCACGCTTTTTAGGAGCAGGCGTTGGGTTTGTGTCTTCAACGGTTGAAGAGGTAGCGGTTTCTGTGAGCTGCCCGACCCTCTCAGCAGCGGTTGTGGGTGACAGAACGGCTGTTAGCTTATTGATAGCCTCAGCGAGTTGGGCAAACTCTGGGATGTTAATGACTACTTGCATGGTGTGTATCGTGTTTGTTTTTGGTTTTTCTGCCGGTTTAACCGGGAAATTCTGGTGCGGACAAGCCGCGTTGAAAGCGTCGAGAAAAGGCTGACCGTTGGTGGTGGCAATGTGCAAAAGGAAGTCCTCGCTGCCTGAGTGCTTTTGCCTATCAAAACCGTTAGTTATGTTGTGCCAATCCCAGCGATGCTGTGATAAGCACTTCTTGTAAAAGTCGATGGTGAACTCAGAAGGACTCATGTATTCAATATCTGTTTTCAGAAACTTCAAGGGTTTTCAAACAAAACTTTCGGGTTTTTCTAATCTGTTCCGTGCGATGTTAAACAGATCGTTTGGAGATAGACCTTCAAACTTACCCGATTTAACCCAGATGTATTGAGGGACTCCTCCTATCTTAGGTCTCCCGTGAACTCTAACAAAGTTAGAATCGCGCAACATCCTTGTGATGTATTGCATGGACTCTCTAACTCCTTCAGCTTCCAAAGCCTCCTTGAGGGTCGCTTGCGCGATCAGGTCTTCCGCTACCAAAGGATGTGAAGACTCGCGAATCATGTCACGGATGGTCGCTGTAAGTTGGTCTGCACTGTCCTCGATCATCTCGCCCAGATATTTTGTGACTGGGGCACGTCCTTCAGGTTCAAAGTCGTCGCTAATTTCCCAGTCTTCAAAGAAGGCTCGAAAACCTCCTGGATACTCTGCAAGGCCGTTGAACAGCTCGTCAAAATAGTTTTCGCCAAGAGCTAAAACCTGCTCGGGGGTCTGAAGGGGTGACTTGATGACAAAATAACGTCGGCTGCTATCTGTCAAAGCCAAGGCGTCGTGAAAGTTCGTGAACATGATGTAGTTCGTCACGTTTCGGACAGTCCTGGCGTCTCTGTTTCGCTGCGTGATCGTGATGCGGTCGTCTGTTATTGCTTCCTTCAAACGGTTCATCACATCATGGCGGTTGTGCCCATGGACGCGAACTTCTCCCACCACGATAGCCTGCGCTCCGTAGGCCCAGTCGTTCCACTGACTGCGTATGGCGTCGTTGTTAATGTGCTTTACATTATCCTCCCCGAGGATGTTGGCTAGGAGTTTAGCCAAGAAGGTCTTGCCGCAGCCTTCGGCTCCTTGAATGATGATCGACCAACGGATTTTATGCCCAGGAAATTGCACCATGTAGGCAATGAAGTCGATAAGGACTCGCCGATACTCATCCTCCTTGATTAGGTTAGCTAGGTGCTTATCAAGCAACGCTTTGGCTCTCATCTTTTGAGAACTGTCTGCTTTACAATAAGTCCTTCGGTAGGTGTTTACGCGCCTCCCTCCGTCAAGGTCTTCTGTGTATACGCTTTTCGGGTTAGCTGGATCGTAGTCGTAATCGTCGCATACCAAACACTGCACATCGTTAAGCAGGTATTTAGATGGGAAAACGGTAGGGTTCGTAAGTTCTCCCGGTGTGGCGTCTTTGCCTTTGATGATTAACTGCTCGGCTGTAGGCAGCAGGAATCGGCTATACGCATTGTCTAGCGCGGAAGGTGTAAGCTTCTGATGGCTGGTAGGTTTGAAGAATTTTTCATCGGAAGTGATGAAGGCCCATCCGCGCGCCCAAGCTGGAATCTCTTTTTCCGTCGAAGACTCCTTGGCCCTCTCCTTGCGGTCGCGAGCACGTTTGAGGTCTTTTTGAAGGGCTACAGAAGATACACTTTCCCCAAAGCTTGATTTCAGCTTATTTTTAATCAGGCTGAGAAGCATGTTCTCTTCGACGGCTGTCAGCAGGGGCAACGTAGCTATTTTTTCCAAGGCTGTGCAAGACAGATCGTGAGTCGTTTTTGCCTTATCTTCGATCCATGCTTGCACGGTTTTGAAACACACCTCTTTGACGGGACCAGCATTCCAGCCTGCCTCAGAGGCTAACTTGATAACCGTGCGTATGGTGACGGGAACTTTACCTTTTGGTGACGGCTTAACCGCATTCCACTGACGAAGGGTGTCTTCAGGGCCGACGTATTTTTCTGGTGAAGCTCGGGCTGACCACTCATCAAACAGCGAATAAGCATCGTCAGCGAACTCGGTATGCCCAAACTGGTGTTTTAAGGCGCAAGCGACATCAAGCCATTGGTGGTAGGAACAATTAGGGTTGAGGGCTATGACGGCATCACGCACCATGTTGAGTGTAACTCCGTCCAGCGGAGCCCTCAGAAACTCTAACCCGTCGTCTTCTCCAGCGCCGTGAAAGCCTTCGGTTGGTAAAAGGCCTTTTACACTAAGCTTCTGTGACTTTTCTATCGTCACTTCAGCAACGTCTGATGAATTGTAAGGCCTGCCTTTGAGGTGCGTGATGACTAAAGGGTGCTCGGTGTCAGGGTCTTGGTCCTCAAACACGCTGGGCAGGATCATGGGCTGATTCGGCACCAGTGACTCTTTTGTCACTTCTTTTACCCCTAGCAAAGCAGCTATGTGGCGCACCGCCTTGGAGTGATCAGCAAAAGGCAGTTCGTCAGCATCCACGACCACACGCAGTCTAGGAGCCTTCTTGGTCGAGGATGCCGTCGTGTAGGCGGCGAAGTTCCACGCACCGAGAACGCGCCTCATGTTCTCAGGCCTATTCACCAAAGGAGCAGCGTCCCCAGCGTCGTCGATGTCGAGGAAGATAAGGTTGCATAAGCCCGTTGACTTATCGGCTGTCCGAGCGGTGTTGTCGATTCGGAACGTGCAAGCCGTTAAATACGGACTGTCTTTAGCGTTCAGCTTTTCTTGGCGACTAGCCAAGAGCTGGTAAGCGTGTCGGGAAATAGATAAAGGAAACGCCGTCTCTAAATGCTTTTTAACTAGCTCTTCAAAAGAGCGGGCTGTCGAAGCTGTGACGATGTTGCTCTTTACCGATTTTCCGAAAAAGTATCGGGAAGGCATGGGTGTGTATAAACAGAGGTATTCATTTGCCCGAAAGGAGTTCGTAACACTCTAGCCCTAGAGCAGAGGCTAGAGCGGTTAAGGTGCTGACATTCGGAGACCGAAGACCCCGTTCGATCTCTGATACTGAACCGATGCCGATGTCAGCCTTGGTAGCTAGTTGCTCCAAAGTCATGGATTTCTCCTCTCGTAACCTACGGAGGCGATTCCCTAGCGCGATGCGCTGCCTAAAATTCGTTTTCTTGCCCATATTGTGTTTCCATATTCTGAAAGAAGAAAGTTAAAGGGTCAAATAGATTCTAGGTTTTATACAAAACTCTCTTCTTCAACGGGTTCGGGGTCTCTAGTTTTAGACGAGGGGATTAAAGCAATGCAAACCGTCCGATACCCAACGCGGTCAATCAACGCGACTGAGAGACCTTGTTCTGTCAAGGCTTTGATAGATTCTGCTACACGGTCTGGAGGCAGCACAACGGTTCTAAAAGGTTTATCTTTTTCAATGCCTAGCGTGGTGGCTAATACACGCATTTTCATGGCCTTAACAAGATGTTCTGCATCCTGCCCGTAGGTAACATATCCGTCCGAATCTGACAGGAGAGCTACATCCG